AGTTATACACTCAACGTCATTACCGACCATGCTTAGTATTCTAACTCTATCACCGTAACAATACCCTTGACCATCCAATGCAACTGCATGCATATCCATTATCGCACAATACATTCCATTTTTCGTCATCAGCTACTTGAAAGTAGTTTCTATAAAACGAACTAGGTAGTGATTTGTATTCCTTTCTTGGGTTAACCAATGCATCATATAACGTAATTCCTAATGCATGTGCCATATTATCAAGCTGCTTGATTGTTGGTTTAAATTCTTGATTTTCCATACTTTTATTTCTCCTTTTTTACTTTTTCAACTGGCTTTTTCAATTCTCTGATAGTCTCTGCAACATTATCTTCAAATCTACAAAGATTAAGTTGCGTTTCTCCTTCAAACTCTTCGAGTAGGAATGTTTGAGTTTCTTCCGACAGTCCGGAATAAGCAGACTGCAAATTTGCTGTCATTACTTGAATTGACTTCAACCGTCTCAGGTCTTTTCTGTTTGGATTGTTCATAATTTATCAATATAAATTTCTTTTCTGTTTGATGGATATCCTGTATGGATTAATTTAACTGGGTTTTTTCTTGAAAGGCGACTAAGTGCCTTTTTCTTTGCGTCTGTCTTTGATGTAGCTTTTACCTCAATTTCTACAATTTGTAGTTGTACCGTAACACGGTAATCTTCAAGTTTCTGTTTTGCTTTCATACTGCTATTTTTGTTTGTTGATGTAATTTAATTGCTACTGCTTCACAAAGGACTCTTGCCATCGTTACCTCTACTGCATTACCTATATATTTCTTTTGCTCTGCCTGCGTTCCGATAAGCTTGTAATCCTTTGGGAATCCCATTATCATTTTGAGTTCAGGAATTTTCAGCATTCGCATTTTAATGTCAACTATTCCGTAAATCGACATGAATTCTTTGATTTTTACGGTAAATTCAGAATCATCTTTCTCAATTCGAATTTGCATTTTACCATCTTCTGCAACTATGAAATAAGGGGGCATTTTGTCCATTCTAGCAATCAAAGTGAAACATGGATCATCAACCGAGCGAACCTGGTTACCAAATTGCGGGTTCATCAGGTAATGCCATTTACGATTAGCTGTAATTACTTTGGATGGTTCATCAATCGAGCTGCCAATATTGCTAAAGTTGGTATTCATTATCCACGGTTTCAAGGTAACTAGATTTTGTTTTGGAGTTGATAAAACAGCAGGACACGGATTATTTACGTCTGAATGTTGACCACCTCCTGAATACTGATTTACAATAAATCGATTACATGTTACCAGGTTGTACTTTGGATTTGCAGTTAATGCACCGCATGGTTTTTCAATTGATGCAGGCTTTGACTGTCCAAATTGTTGATCAATGAATCGTGGAGAAACTAAAGCTAATCTGTCTTTTGTCGTTACGGTTGGACTTGGATTATTCACAGAACTAACATTGTCACCATTTCCATAATAAGCTGATAAAAAATCACATTGAACTTTTGCAAAACGGTTATTCGTTGTAACTACTCCACAAGGATCATTTATTGAAGTATTTCTATGATCCGGATTACCTGAATTGTATATTGATAGAAAATCACACTTTACAATTCCCAATCTTCCTTGTGTACTAACTACTGGACAAGGATCATCTACAGATGGTGGATTATGTTTCCCTGTTTTCCCATTAGTGGAATTGTATTTCAAAATCCATTTGTCTTTTCCACCTGCAACAAACTTGATCAGTCCCGCATGAATCCGTTCTAGCGTTTTTTCGGATAAATCTTTCTTTCGTGTGAAAATTGACACACCTTCATCCGTGAAGTCGAGTACTTCTTTTACTGGCTTCCATTTTTTGAAATCAAACATTCCAACCGATCCACCTTTGCAATGTGTAGGTTCAGGCCAGTTGATAGGTAAACCGTATTTTGCGAATTGAATAAACAATCGCTTGCGTGAAGTATATGCTCCAAAATCTGCTGAGTTCAAAATTCTGAAATCTGAATCATATCCATAAGAGCAAACTTGCTTCATCCATCGGATATAATCTTTTCCATTATTTCTACTAACTGGTTTTCCATTATCATCCAACTCACCCCAACTCATAAATTCTTCTACGTTCTCAATATGAACGTAATCAGGATTAAGAGCTTCTATGTACCTGAATAAATGTTCTGCAAGCGTTCTACTGTCTGCATCTCTCGACTGTCCACCTTTTGCCTTACTGAAGTTTGTGCACTCTAACGAAGCCCAAAGAACAAGCTTTGCATTTGGGTACATAATGCGCATAAACTGAACATGTGCAATAAGCTTTGATAGGTCGAGTGTTCTTATATCCTCGGTGAAGTGAAGCGCATCAGGGTGGTTTTCTTCATGCGAAGCAATCGCATTTTTATCGTGATTGACACAAGCGATTACCTTGGCACATTGTTCTTTTCTTACTTTTGCACTTTCAACTCCTGTGGAAGTTCCACCTGCTCCACAAAATAAATCAACGTAAATCAATTTTATATCTTCATTCATAATATCATTCTGATTTAGATATAAATAAATTATTACTCTTCAAAAATAGCTTAGTCGAATAAATCGCATTCCCAGTCAATTGTCTTTGCCAAACTCCGGTGGACGGAGCCCATTTGAACGCATGACTTTTTAATTCTTGAATAATACTATAGGAGGGCTTTTCGTCAAATTCAAGTTGCAATCTGTCAATTTCGTAATTGTAGATAACTTTACCGCCAATTATCAAAAGCTCTTGATTTTCCATTTGTGAACGTTCCTCAATACTTTCTTTCTTTGCTTCGGCCTTTTCAGCCAACTTGAAAAACTTGTGTCTTTCGGTAATTACTACAGACATTGTTTCGTTGAAGTTACGAATACAATTAATTGCTAGCTGAACAGTTTCAAAGTCCCCTTTCTTAGCGAATGTTTCAGTCTTTTGATAAATTGAACTGACAAAAAGAGCTTTACTACAGCCCCTTTCAAGCCCTTTGTTTATACCGTGAATTACTGCTGCAGAATGCAAAATATCTTTTTCTAATCGCTGCCATGCTTCTGATTTCTTTTGTGCTTCTGGCTTATTTTGCTCGATACGTTTTTCAATAGATTTCTTTGCATTGGTTCTCCACTCGTCAAAGTTTTTATAAGCGTTACGCTCACTGTTGTTTGCTTTCTCAGCTCTTCTAACATTGAACCCTGATCCACCTGTTATTGCTGAACTTGCACACCTTGAATGAGCACTCAACCATTTAGAGAATAGTTCTACATATTTTGCGATGTATCTTTCATGCTCCGAACTTGGGATAGATTTAATGTCATCACTCAGCTGTGATTCATGTTCGTCAATACACTGTTTACCTCTAACATCAGGACTGAATGAAGTCCAATAAAATGCCCGGTAAGCTGATTCCTGTAAATGTGATAAATAATTTGTTTCCATACTGCTACTTTTTAAATTATATTCTTAACTATATTTTCAATTTTCATTTTTGTAATTTCAACTCTTTGCTTATAATCATTGACATCAACACCTTGTCCGTCTTTGATTAATTTATTCTTACCTGCAACACTAAAGAACTCACGAACACCTTCTTCTTGTTCTTGAAGAACTCCTTTAAGCTTAACTAAATCGAAAATTTGAACTAACCAATGATTTGCATTGACTTCCTTTTGAAAGTTGCTTTTTAGTGTTGAGGATATTCCCCAACTAAATAGTATTGTTTCACCTCTTAATCCATTTTCTGCTTTAGAGGTAACCTCAAAACCAATTGTCTTAAAATCATTGTCTTTTACGATTATTGCTTTCATTTTTATACTGTTTTTAAACTGTTAGTTTTATATTGAATTAATAATATGTAAAACTAGCAAATATGATTGTAATACGCTCACATTTTGCGAGAATGTTTCTTTGTTTTAAGTTTGATTAACTGTATTCTTCTTTTTGTTGACGTTTACTAACAAAAAAAAGCCGTTGACCTTCACAGGCTAACGGCTTATCAAACAAATTTTAAACAGTATAAAACAGCAGTATATTTTTTCGGAAAAATCTCTTTTCTACTCTACTCTATTCTTCTCTACTTTACTCTACTCTTATGATCCGCGCGCGAGACGGAATAATTGCCAAAAGTTCGGGAAGTTTTACCAATTGTTCCTGAATTATTTCTGTTTTCCGAGAATTTTTCTGACGAAAGAAAACATTTTTACAAATAACTCAACAATTGGAATTTTGAAAACGAAAATAAGTAGAACAGTAACACCGAGAACACCAAGCAGTATCAAAGACATATTTGGTAATTTTTTCACGGTTGTTGTATCTTCCGTTTTCGTTTTAGCTTTTACATTGGCCGAACTGTCTGATTTGTTTTTCGAAACGCTTTTTTCGTCAATTTTCAAATCATTCTTTTTCTGATCCGTAGTAACAACATTCGATTTTTGATTTTCACTTTTCTGAGTAGTTTTTTTATTAGTCCAAACTAATTCAGATTTTGCAGGCGGTTTTCCAGTCTTAGCATCTACCGGCAATGAAGTATCGAAAATAGTCAACTTACCTGTAACCTCGCCAATCTCATTTTCAGTAATATCCAATGTTTTTCCAATTGACGTATTATTCGATATAATCGACTTATCTACCAAGTTGGTAGTATTGGTTAGTTCGGAAGACTTTTTGACCTGTGTATCGCTAGAAATCGCTTGGTCGGTCTTTATTTTGGTTGTTTTGGTAGTTGAACACCCAACAAACAATAACCCAACAATGAAAACGGCTAAGAAACTCCACGAATATGCAATCATGTTTCTCCTTTGTTCCCGATAGATCAAAGCATCAATGTTTTTCGGACTATGGAACCAACGTTCGTTTTTGACTAATATCAAAAACAGAGTTTTTAAAAAAGTTCGTTTACTTGTTTTCATCTTGTTTGGTGTTAGTTTCATGACTTTGACAATACGCTGTAAGGCTTGCAGCAATGAACAGGGCAACGGTGAGAACCGTTTTTGTTGAATCGGGCATTGATAGATCAACTACTTTTACAGCAACTAATCCACCTGTAATCCCGGCAGCTACCCCGCCAAAATAATTTCGTGCATCCTTCCACTTCTTGGGTGTAGGATTGGTGAACCTTATCCACCAACGTTTCAGCTTTTTCATGACAAGTTAGCTATTTTTACAATTGCATTTACATGCAGATCAACAACGGCTTTCTTACCTGCTGCAGACAACAGAAACTTACAATCCTGGTCGTTGGTCATAAATAAGTTCTCTGTCAAAACAGAAGGACAAACCGTGTCACGCAACATAGCAAAATTGCTGTCATAGTCCGGGTCCTTATCCGACCAATCGCCACGCATTTTTGTTTCTTGTTTCAAAATCGCTTCTGCTTCTTTCCAAAAAACTGTAGCATAAACATCAGAAATGCTTTGACCAGTGAACGTGTGAACTTCCCAACCACGAGCTTCCGCATTCGTGTCACTCGCATTTGCATGAATTGAGACAAGCAAGCAGTTCTTTGCTCCAACGATTGAAGCAATTTTGTTTACTCTTTTGCAACGTTCAGTAAGTGGAATATCATTCTCTTCGGGAACAATCAAATCAACAACAAGTCCTAATTTCTTAAGCTTTGCTGCTACAAGTTGAGCAATCTCACGTGCATACTTGTATTCAAGTAGCTGTGACTTGTCCGGCCATACAGGCGAACGCTTGCCAGGTGTTTCAATACCATGACCATTGTCAATTAAAATTCTCATAATTCATTGTCTTTATTATTGTTAGCTTTAAAACCTAATGCACTCTTTAATCGGTCGAAAATCTGAGTTGAGAAAACCAAGTACAGAAATGATATTGTCTTATTGTCAGGCCATATCAGCGTTCCATTCCTTAGAATGTTTGTTATGTAGAAATAAATTACAATCAGCGTAGTCCACTTTACTCCAAGCACTTGAATGTATTCGTCCTTTGTCCTTACTCCTGTACTATAAATGAAATACACCAAAAAGACATAAAAACCAAAATGCTTAAATGCTTCGAATGCCTTGTCAATTTTGAATGGCTTATTATTTACGTTTACATCAGTATAAATTCCTGCTGCTATGTTTGCCACAAAAGCAAAGAAAATCAGGATGTAAACATCTTCAAGTTGCATGTAAATTGTGAATAATGTCGTGACTATCATTACAATAGCGTTCTTCAAGAAATCATACAATTGATAGAATAAATCATTCATAGTAATTGACTATATTACATTATTTCAAAATTGATAAACTTTACTCTACAAAAATATAAAATATGATTGTAATACGCTCACTTATTTCTGAAAAACATGCAATAAATCAGCAAATTGATAACATTCTAGTGTCAATTATCAAATTCTTTTAAAAAACAAACCTCAATTTATGTTATTATCTATATCTTTGTCGAAATTTAATTCATACAATTATGAAAAAACTAATTATCATCACCCTAATTTCAATTGCTTTCGCATCATGCGGTTCAAAAGATGAGCCTAATATTTTGAAACTTGATCCAAATGCTATGATTAGCATTAAACCCGCTTATGGAGCATCAAAAGCACCCGCTTTTGTAAAAGTTACAGATACACATTTGAGCGCATTGGATATAGTAAAGCAAACTACAATTATTCAATATAATTTCAACAACCTTAAATGGGAACGAGTCTTTGAGTCGAATCAACGAGATACTGTTTCAAGTACACCGTGCTTAAAAATGTATGGAGTCGACATAATCAATCAGGACGGTAATTATGTGCCAGACTTTATAGAATCAGCTGATTGTATTTTAATTAAGTTTAACCTACATGCCCCCGCTGGTGCACCTCGTGATACTCTTGGTTATATTCCGAACTCAACAATACGGTCGGCTCAAATAATCATAAAGCAAGCTTACGAAAATAAAGATGAAGCTTTAATGATAAAGACGTTTAACGAAGCATTTACTTTCATTCCAATTACAGGGGCAGAATACAAGACACTAAAGGCACAAAATTTACAATAAAATTAAGAACAATTTAAAATAAGGGTTGCAGTTTTTGCAGCCCTTATTTTTTTATTTAGTACGAACAAATATAAAATCAGCTGAACCCGATGTAACAACTTGTATTTGGGATGCTGTTTTACCAGTTACATAAAATGTATTATTAGATGTCATCGTTACTATAATGGCGTAATCAGTATCTCCAATACCATGTGTTATTGTTTTTGTTGTAGCTCCACCACAACCTGTTGGTGGAAATTTACCCCAAGAAGATGCAAGTCCACCACCACTTGAAAAACCTCCTCCTCCCAATCCTGCCGGTATATCAGTTGCTCCACGTCTTGAAAAGTCATCATCTCCCAGGTGTAACCATTCTGTAGCTGATTTTATGAAATTAAACCCATTCAGCCCTATTTCAGAAATAGTATTTACAATAGTTCCGGTAAGCGTTTGCCCTGCCGAAATGGAAGCACTTGCCAATCCGGTTCCTGCACCTTCGTGTGAAATACTAATCGTAACATCAATACGGTAAACGCTCCCTTTCATCCCGGTAAGTGTTTTTGCTCCGATAGTGCCACTATCCTCAGATACGGATGAATTACTTGATGAAACGCTTTCGTTACTTTCCCAAACAGATACTCCTTTTGATACATCAAATAGACTAACACGAACGCTTGCATCACCTGTATAGTGAATTTTATTAATACCGTCGTAGTCTCCACTTGCTGAAAGTGAGAAGTTGACTGCAGGCGTTACTATGGTAAAGAATTTAGTTGCGTCAAGAGTTATTGTTTCAGAACTCCCAATGTTAGCAGTACCATCTTCATCTATCGTATTAGAGTGCGCTGCATAGGTAGTTGTAGTAACTGTTGTAGAACCTCCAATATCACCACGTGGCGATACTGTTTTGGGAGATATTTTTACTTTCTCTAACCCAGCATAATCATAAATAGTTATAGAGTTATTGGAGTTACTTATTTCTAACCTATCACCCGATACAGCAGTTCTAATAAGTGCGCTAATCAGCATTATTTGTGTAGCTGCATCGAAATCAATCAATCCACCACCTAGTCGGAAATTCCCATTTTTATTTAATATATTTTTCGCTATACCCTCGATTGCATCCGCATACGTTCCACCTGTCCAAATGCCAACATTATCATTTTGTACGCCTGACATTCCACCCTTAACAACATTATCTGTATCTCGTACTTGAATCAATGTTGTACTGAATAAACCGCCATTAATATCTGTATTGGATTGAAGAGCTTTCTTTACGTAATCATCTTCGGGGGCTTCTGTCCAATCTGTTGCTTTATTCCCGTACTCAATTTTAATATTTTTTACTTGAAAATCACTATCTCCATGAGAAATTACATACAGCATAGAAGAGCTTAATTGGTTTACTTGATAGTATTTTGGGACAAATGTCTTTATCAATTTAACCCATCCGCTATTTCCAATTACTGTACCTAGATTTAAGCTGTCGTTACCATTAATCCATGAATCTATTGAAATTTGATTTGATTTATTGTTTTTTGCATAAAAAGAAATTGTGACCTCTCTAAACGCATCAATCGCCTGCGTGTAAGTTGCTAGAAATCCAACATGGCTATTGCTCCCTAATACTCTTAACGAACTATCAACTATTGACAATGAAGAATTATAAGCGTCCCACCCAATCGTAGATTTTATTTCACTATTTGAAAAATAATTTCTACCGCCTATCTGCAAATTATTCAAATTAGTTTGAGCTAAATTTGCAGTACTTTGAGCTGTCGATGCGTTCGCATTTGCAGTATTAGCCTGAGATTGTGCTGCATCTGCTAATGTTTTTGACTTTATAGCAATAGAATTTAGCAAATCAATTCTTGCATCATAGTACGCTTTAAAATTAGTTCTAAAAGTGGTTCCTACTATGTCGCTTGTGGTAGTCAAATCAGCTAGCAACGCAGTAATGTAGTTACTCAATGCAGTATATGCCGTACCGTATGCAGTTCTTGAAACCGAAAAAGCATCTGCTTGAGTATCATTTTTCGTTTTTTCAGATACGATTGAATCCCATTCGGTTTTAGTTTGCTGTTTTTCAGAAGCTGTCAACTTATTGTCATTAGCTATGTCAGCAAGTAATGAATTTGCCGTTGTTGCCGAATTTGCCGCATTAGTAGCTGTTGTTTGAGCATTTTGAGCAGCTGTTACAGCTTGATTTGCAACGGTATCATCGGTGTATTTTACCCCTTTTGACCAATCACTTGCAATAAAAGTACCTGTTGAACGAGCTACATTACAACTAAATAAATCACCACTGTTCAGCCATAAATCACCGACCAAATAAGGTGTAGTTGGTTGTACTGCGAATGTTGTGCGCTTACCATTGGCAATAGTTTGAGCCGTTGCAGCATCATTTAACGCTTTAGTTACATCGGTATCGGATATTTTAGTCCAGGAATAGACGCTGCCTGATTTCATATAACGATAAGCCCATCCTTTTGAAGTCCAATAAAATAAATCACCTAAATGAATATCTTTTACAGAATCAGGGTTCCAATTTGAAGCAGGAATATTCGATGTTGTTGGTTCGTAGTCATAAAACCATGAAGTTATATTTCCATCAATTTGACTTTGCAGGTCTGTTTTTATAGCATTCACATACGATTGTGCATTTGCATAAGCTAATTCTGCCGCTGCATTTGCTTTCGCTATTGTAAATGCATCTATATCTTTTTTTGACAATTTCCAATCTGTCACCTTATTTCCAAATCCTACAAAAACACAATCTACATTAATTATGTCACCTGAAGTAAAATTTCCAAAAATATAAGAAAAGAACACTGTCGAGTTGGTCGGAACAATCGCTGTCATCCATATTTGCTGCCAGCTGCCATCAAGTGTGAAATTATCTCCGTATTTATCGGTAGCCCCAAAATATAAATATGGTACTATAGTTCGACCGATTGCCGACCCTGATGCTTTGACATATATTGAATGAACAATCTGTTTTCCTTTTATTTTGTCTAAAAAATCATATTGC